CCGTAAGTAGCCTGGCGGAAAGTACATGTCCGTAGCGACGCTTGAGACTTCCGTGAGCGTTTCTACAGAAATAATGTGCCATTCCAACGCTTTGATAGGAACTGGATACACCGTCATTTCCATATCTGGAAACGTATTGTTTACCCACATAACCTGCGGATAAGTCGATGTAACCGTCTTAAACGCGATGCCATCATACTGCTGTTGATTGATTAGTTTGACGCCAAACGACAGACCTGAGGATGGGTCTTTAAAATAAGTCGCGTCATCAATTTCAATAGGGCGGTTACCTACAAAATCTCCGGTAGGACCAATCGTGCGCGACATGGTATACGCAGGCCAAGTAAACACTTGATCTTGCGTACTAAAAACCGACAAGCGCTCGGTATCCCATGACTGAATCATTTGATTCATCGCCATGATTGAATCTTGCATTACAGCAACTGACGGCTGTTCGCCTTCGGCTAACACACCAAGAAGCCTAAGCGAACCTTCAATAAGTTCAGCAGCAGTTGTCATGGCGCAGTCTCCTGAGTTCTACGGCTACGGCGACGCGTCTGAAGCTCGTTAATAGGCCCGAGTTCATCCGACGCAGATTCAGCAACTAAATCATTAGGGTCGTATTCTTCCCAACCGTTTTGTCTGTCATGCTCAACTTCCATGTCAGATATTGCAACTTTAGCACCATGCGTGGGATGGCGAAGATAGATGACGGCCATAATTTTAATCGGGGGTTGTTACGCCCCCGCGCCTTTAGACGCAGTGAATAAGAGCAAAATTAATAACAACTGCTTCAGACAATGAGCCGCCCGAAATGTTGCGTAAGGTGATAGACGCAGAACCTGCGCTTAAACCCGAAACCCAACAGTTGTATGCGCCAGCAGTAGCGCCGCCACTTACGTTCAAAATCAAAATGTCATTTGCAGAAATGAACGAGTTGTTCAACGTAAAAGTCACGTTGGTTGCGCTCGCTAACGCTGCATTGTTCATCGTGATCTGACCGGCTGATTTGTCAAGCGTAACAGCCGTAGATTTGCTGGTCGCTTGGGTCACAGTACCTTGAGCGTCTGCCGTGTAGCCAAACTGTTCACCGGACAGCACGTATTGTGAGCCGATAATGTCTTGGTCTGTAAAAGCAACGCCAATAGGTTTAGTGTTTGACATAGCTGATCCTTTTAAAAATAGGGGGCGAACCCCCTATTGATTACGCAATACGGTAAGCCGTCCAAGTGCCAACGCCGGTCTTGCGCGCAAGCCACTGCGACGACGTGTTAGCCGACACAGCAGCAGTGCCAACAATCGTCCAGCCTGTACCTGCGGTTACAGTAACAGCGTCAGCACTGTCAATGTTGACAACTGCAAACGTGAACGCTGCGTTAACTTTAGCTGCCGAAGAAATTTCATCTTCAAGCAACGCAACCGTGGGTAGCGTCATTGCGCCAGCCGTACCATCAAACGTAAACAAACCGTTTGCTAGTTGTGCTGCCGTAACGGTAGCTGCGCCAGTTAATGCCGTGGGAGCACCCTGAACAAACAACAAAGCCTCGCCGGTATTACCGTCGTTGTACTGATAGCCACCAGCACCATTAGGAATTGCCATGATAAATCCTTTCAAAAAATAATTCGGTAAGGGGGCCGAAGCCCCCTAGATTGATTAGCCCCAGAGACGAACACCCATTTGTGGACGAATCACGCTGTAGCCGTACAGCACGTCAATACGGCAGGGCATACGGTCGTTGTTGATGTCGTACTGACGAACAATACGCATCGAAATACCGTTATGAACCTGACGCGATGCCATGTCAACGCCTTGCGGCATCATCAAGTCGGCGGTAGCGAAGGTGATTGCGTCTTTATGGTAGACGAGGTTTTGTGGGTACTGCGATGAAGCGGCACCAACAAAGGTTACGGCCTTGCTCGTAGCGGGGAGACTGTTAACGGTCGCAAGCGCGTTAGACGCGGAATACATGGGAGCGACAGTGATGTTACCTGCGCCAGAACCATTCAGCGTAACGTCAACGGTTGCGACAAACTGGAACAGCGAACCAGTAGACTCGCGGGTCTGTGGGTTAACAGCATAGCAGTCAGCCACGGTAAACACGTCACCAGCTTTAACGGTTGCGCTAGCGCCAGCGCCTGTGATGGCGATGGTGGTTGCGCCTTCGCTTGTTACAGCGGCAGACGTTGTACCGCCAGTAGCCGTACGCGAGCCGGTCGTAAACTGCTTGATTGACTGAGACATGTTGATCTCATCAAACCCAAGCACACCAACACCCATCATGCCGTTCTTGAACTGGCGACTGATGGTGTCTGTGGGGTTGAAAAGACCTTTCATACCTTCAACCAAACCAGCGTTAGCAGCGGGATTGACTGTAGCGTAACGTGGCGACATAACCGCAGCGTTCTCGTTGAGTTTTTGTTGCGCTTGCAACAAAACTAGCGATGTGCCAGGTGTCGTGCCGGGGGTGCCAACCGAATTACCGATGTACTGGTAAGAGTTAGCAACGTCAGCGTCGATGCTAGCAGCAAGCTGGCTAATACGAGGCTTAAGCACGCGCTCTGCGAAGTCGTCCAACTGCAACGTCAATTCAGCAGACGTGAAGTTAACGCCGATGTGCTTTTGCGAAGCAACCGTTAAGGTGGTGTACTGCTCGTTGTCGCTTTGAACTTGCAGTGCAGCACCATCCGTTACGAGTGCGCGGTCCGGTAGGCGGATACGCAGAGTCGAACCGATTTTAGCGCCTTCGACGGCAAAGCTGTCGTCGTATTGACGATTCACGTTGCGGGTTAAGACAAGATTATTCTCAAGGATTTCAAGCGCCTTGCGAGTAATCATGTCGATGGTAAGTAGACTATTTGCCATGACAATTCCTTTTCAAAAAATTAGCGGACTCGGTGTTGAGCTTCCCATTTCTTAATCTGCCTTTGACGCTCGGCTTCAATCCACTCTGACGTTGTCATTTCCTTAATCGAACGCGGGTCAGTCGTGTCTAAAACTCTTGCGTTGCCACCCCGAGGAGTGACAGGCTGAATCGGCGCGGGAGCGCTCGACGATTTCTTAACTGGAGGATTTTCACTTAATTTAGCTTCAATCTTCCCAATCTCTTTTGCCTGCAAAAAAGGCGACAACTTGGCAATACGATCGGCTTCTTTTGGATTAGAACCAAGGTAATAAGCCACCTCGGGGCCAATATCAGACGCTTGAATCGTTTCAGCCATCACTGACGTAATCGGAAGACGAGGGTTGTACGCGACCTGTTCAAAATCTTCGTACTTAGTTCGTGCTTCTTCTTCGCGCTCGTGATAGACCTCAAGAATTTCGGCTCGCTGTCTTTCTGCATCTCGTCGGGCAAGTAGTTCGGCAGCTTTTCGTTCGGCTAACGCTTCCGCGTATTCCTCAGTCGAAGCAAAACTATCTTGCGCGGGTAGATCACCAGACGGCATATCGGGCGTTGATGCCCGCAGCTTTTGTTCTCGTTCCCACTTGCGTTGCTCTCTTGCAAGGCGTTTGCTGATCATCGCGTCAAGTTCAGCCTGGGTAAAACGCTTTTCCTCAGTCTGCTCTGGCGCTTGTTCAGCGACCTCCGGCGCATTTTGTGCAATCTCCGTGGTGGCCGTCACCTCGGGTGCTGGCGCGGATTCAACTTCCGCTAAGTTTTGACTTTCGTCGCTCATAATTCACTCGTTAGAGTCCCGGTCTACTGGGCCGGTACAGTTAATACATCATATCGTACGAACTTTACTGTGGCAATATTGCTTCAACCCAACTTGTCGTTGCTTCATCCCAACTGTACATCTTTCCGTCTGTAGGCATCGCTACTGGAGACTCCCACTGTGCGTTAGCGTTAAGTAGCCAGCTAGCAAAGGGCTTAGGAGGTACAAACGCGTCTATATCTTCGCGGTAGGTATAACCAATGCCTGCGTAGTTCTTACGCATGTTGCCGTTGTAGCTTGTCTGCTTCCAAGTACCACCTAGAATCTTCTCTAGGTGTGCAGCGCCGATATGCTCTTTCTCCACGCCAAAAGCATCAGCCGTATCTTTGTTGTCAACCACAACAACTTGCAGCACTAATCCGTTTTCGTCAATTTTTGCGAAATGACTCATCTACGCCTCCAGCTTTAATCCAGTTAAGTCCATTTCCTCCCCGACGACACCGACTGGGAAGGTATTAAACGATAGTGAGATTCTTGTGTCATCGCCTTCAACAGTCGGAACCATATGGGTTAGCGATGATGGAAACAAAATCAGCCTGCCTGCATAAGCCTCAAACCACCAAGACTCAGAGTTGTACGGGTTCCATGTCTCAGGTGGAAATTTGATCTGCTGCCAACCATCACGGTAGAAGTAAATCTTGTCGTTAGGGTTCGTCTGAACGTAGAACACACCTGAGATGTAGCTATTAGGATGAGCATGTTTATGATGGTATTGCCCTGGTTCACTGTAGTTACACCAGCTTTGGGTAACTCTCAGGCTGACATTGTGTTTGGGATTGACTGTGGCTTTGAAGTATTCAGCCACGCTGTCCTCAATGAATGATCGCAGGCTTGTTAGCGCAGGGTCACGCAGTACAAAATTGTTTGTGCTTGTGGTGTTACCCATGTTAGGTCTTGTCTCAAGCTCACGGATGAAGAACAACTCCTCATCAGACAATGGCCTACCAAGCTCTGCAAAGCCTACAGGGGTTGGAAACAGATTATGCAATTGCATCTTCGATTTCCTTTTGCCGTATGCCCATTTCCTCTAACTGCTCAGGTAGCCAAATCGTAGGAATCATTTCTTCAAACTCTTTGATTTTGTCCATCACCCAGTAGACTTCTTCTATGCTTGGGCATGGCCGTGGATCATCCCACCTTGTAAAGACGTTGTTTGATATTTCCCATTTAGCACCTGGACGAAGCAAGTGCATGGCTGTGTCAATGCCTAGAAATTTGTAAACTTTTGTAGTCATGTTATTGATTGATTTTGATGATTACGATACCGCCGCCGCCTGCGCCTGCTGATTGACCAGAAGCCCAAACACCGATTCCACCACCACCACCTCCTGTAGCCGCAGTGCCTGGCGTTCCTGTACCTCCTGTGCCACCAGCACCGCCACCACCAGCACCACCAGAACCTGCTGTTGGGCCTGTGTAAGCGCCACCACCACCGCCACCAGCATAAGTTACGGATGAACCTGTAATCGTAGATGCTTGTCCAGCACCTCCATTACCACCAGAACCAGGAACAGTTCCATTACTTCCAACGGCACTAGCACCACCACCACCACCTGCATTAAAT